TCCTTGCAAGAGATGCAATACAACTAGATAATTTCCACCTATTTTAAGGAGATAAAATCTATGCTACATAACTTAGCTTCCGGCCTATATTCCATCTACCTCCGCAAGTCCCGCGAGGACATGGAAGTGGAGCTGCACAACACAACTCAACTTAAGCAATCATGTTGTGTCATTGCAGCCCTTAAAAATCAAGTTTTAGAGGTATTTTTGTATCCTTTTTCATAAAATGCCCTCAAGGAGGAGTCCACCATGAAACCAATGGAACTATGGAACACATACATGTACCTGCGCAAGTCCAGGAAAGACGAGCAGAACCTCGATGAACCCATCGAAGTGACTCTTGCCCGTCACCACGACACCCTGAACAGGCTGGCAAAGGCGAAAAGCCTGAACGTTGTCAAAGTCTATAAAGAAGTGCAGACCGGCGACAGCATCGCAGTAAGACCTATGATGTTGGAACTTCTGGCCGACATCGAAGAAGGACTTGTCGATGCAGTTCTCGTCATGGACATCGACAGACTTGGTCGCGGCGACCTGCAGGATCAGGGCTATATCCTGAACCTCTTCAAGAGGAAACATGTTCGCATCATCACGCCTGACAAAACCTATGACCTTTCCGATGAGACAGACGAAGACATGTTCGACTTCAAGGCATTTTTCGCCCGAAAAGAGCTTATCACCATCAAGCGTCGTTTTGCCCGCGGAAAACAGGCGAGTCTCAATGCCGGCAATTATATCGGCACCAATGCCCCATTCGGGTACCGCAAGGAAAGCAAAACCCTTTGCATTGTGGAAGAGGAAGCCAAAATCGTAAAGCTGATGTTTGACCTCTACGTAAACAAAGGTTACGGCGACACCCGTATCGCCCGGTATCTAAAAGACCACGGCATAAAAAACCGCAATGGATCAGATTGGCAGCGCACCACCATTCGCAGGATTCTCAACAGTCCTATTTACATCGGAAAAGTCGCATGGAATAAGCGGGATTTCACCTATAAAGACGGGCAACGCGTTGGCAGCACGCTGAAATCCATCGAAGACTGGAATATTTACGAAGGCAAACACGAGGGCATCATCGATGAAGAAACATTCTGGAAGGCGCAGGACCTTGCCAAAGAGCGCATCGTGCCGCACATCTATTCTCGGAACCTGAGCAATCCCCTTTCCTATCTTATCAAGTGCAGCGCCTGCGGTCGCACCATGAGCCAGCGCTCCTCCACCAAGAAAAAGCCTACCCTGCGTTGTTCTCAAAGCTGTGGAGGTGTAATGTCCACTTACATAGATATCGTCGAAGAGCGGCTCATTTCGCAGGTCAGAGACATACTCGAAGGTCTGCAGTGGAAGTACCGCGACATTGACCCGGCAGCCGAACTGGAAGAAGAGATTGACCTTACCTCGCAGGTCATCGAAAACGCCAGGAAAGAAATTAAAAAGCTGATGGAAAAGCGCCAACGTCAGTATGACTTACTGGAAGAAGGAACTTACACCTCGGAGGATTTTCTGCAGCGCGGAAAAGTAATTGCCGCTGCCACTGAAAAAGAGTACGCTCTCATCAGCGAAGCAGAAGAGAAAATAAAGATACTGGAAGAGAAAAAACTGCATTCTGAAAACACGCTGCCGAGAATCACCTCCGCAATGGAATTTATCGACCACGTTTATGAAAATCTGGATCCGCAGCACAAAAATGAGTTTTTATGCGGTCTCATCGACTACGTTGTGTACGATAAGTCAAAAGGCTCTAATCCGCTAGATTTCAAGCTTGAGATACATCTCAAGTTATAAAAAATACCCTTGGTGGTAAACCAGAGCGCATATAGGTATATGCGCACGAAATTACCACCTAAAGAAAATGGGGATTTTATACAAGAAATTTGCATTTTCCCATTGACAAATCCACGCATTGCGTGTATAATATAATTAAAGATAAGGAAAGGAGGAAAGCACATGAATGGGTAAACATGATAAGAAAAAAGACCCGCGATTACATAGTATAGCCGACAACATAATCGCAGGTCTGGTATCAGGACTGGTGCTCCTGCTGGTAGATAAATACCTGCTGTGAGCACCGGGGCGAAAGCCCCCGTCTGACTATATTTTACCCTTAAAATTTTCGTGTGTCAACAGCTATGGGAATCGTAGGATATATTGGCATTGCAGTCATTGTCTGCACAATCATTTACGGTGTTGTTGAACTATGTAAGTATTACAAGGAGAAAAAAGATGGAAAGTAAGATTAAAGAGGCTCGTAAAGCTGCCGGATTAACGCAGAAACAAGTCTATGAGATTTTGGGCATTCCCGCGCGCACGCAGCAGGACTGGGAAGCAGGGAAGCGTACTCCTGCTCCATGGCTTGAAGAGATGGTTATCCGTGAATATCAGCGAATTGCAAAAAATGAAAAGAGCCAGGGTTAATGCCCTGGCTAAAATTTTGTAGTCAAACTAAATCTCCATAGTTTTGTCTGCAATAGAAAAGCCGAAGAATATAAACAGTTTTCTCCTTTTCCCCTACTCTGTAAATCAGAATATAGTTTTTGATTACAGCTTTGCGATATCCTAGCACACGAAGTCGTGAATCACGACACTGCTCATACATCAAAGGCATGCCCTCAAGATTAGTATAGCATTTTTCAACCTCATCGGCAAATGCTGCAGCGGCTGAAGGATTTGCGAGGGAATTTGCAATATATCCCAAAATCCCATCTAAGTCCTGCACCGCCTGCTCTGTTTCAACTACCTTATAACCCATACTTTCCTCTTAAATCGTTTAATGCGGTACGTGCCTCTACAAGCTTTCCTTCGCTAACTTCCGCTTCGGCTTCTGCTAATTTTGCATAAATTTCCTGCATCCATAGTTTTTCTTCATAAGCTTTCATACTCATGATAACCATATCGCCATATCCGTTTTTTGTGATATAAACCGGTTCCATGGATTCATTGCACATTTGAGAGATTGCTGCGGTATCTTTCAGATCCCTTATTGGAATTATTCTTGGCATAGAATCAGCTCCTTTCATGGCATAATTATATCATAATTGTGTCGCAAAGACAAGAACCGTAAATTGCTCTATTTATACTTCTCCCAGTACTTAATCAGCGCTCTTGCCGTCGCCTTGCCGTAAGCCTCTAGCTCTTTTTTTGTGTCAAAACCTTTCCGGTCGGTTTTGTTGTCCAAAAAGCCGTATTCCACCAGTACCGGCACGCCAACGCCCTTGAGGAAGTACAGGTCATTGGTATACTTAACGCCTCTGGTGTTCTGCCCTTCCTTTTTCAGTTCCGCGATAATCAGATCAGCTAGCACCTTGCCGAGGCGACTCTTTGTCACGGTGCCCTTCCATACCCAGACTTCGTCACCATCGCCGCCACCGGCATTAAAATGTCCGTCAACGGACACTACTCTGTAGCCTTTCGCTTTGTACCTCGCCATGTCAGCAACGTGCGCCGCAAGTGACATGCCGCTACCGTCCTTTTCCGGGTATGCAACCTTGTATGTACGCCCCTTGTGCGCCAGCAATTCCTTTCTGCATGCTGCCATCACGGTTCTCGCCATATCTGCCTCAATGAACTTTCCGCTGACCGCGCCGGGATCTGCGCCGCCGTGCCCTGCAGATAAGTAAAATAAAATCGGTTTTTTTGCCATAATACACCTCCAAAATAAAAAGCCCTGCGATGTGCAGGGCAAATTGACTATTGCATAATCTCTTTTTTCGTGGTATATTGGAGTCAAGAGGAAAGCCAAGCGGCCGACCCTCTAAGTAGAATTTGAATTATGTTTCAAATAACCGCCTATTGGATTGCAGCCTGGGCGGTTATTTATTTTCGGTGGTTATCCCATCTGACAATCCCAATAATCATCAATACGATGACGAGGATTTCGTAGTCAGACATTTGGTTCCCCTTTCCGAAGGTCAACCGCTTTTATGGCTTACTCTTGACTATATGTATTATACCACGCCTTGTTCCTGCGGACAAGGTTCTTTATTTTTCGTCAACTTCCGGCAGTCCTGCCACGCTGGTAAGCATGGACAGTACACCAGCAAGAATAGCCGCTGATACTGTTACCTGCCAGCTCACATCTTCCAGTACTACGCTTGTCCCAATCATAGCGATAGCTGCCTGCGCCATTGTTTTTACTGCTCTTACCGCGGCCGCTTTAAACCATTTTTTACTCATATTCTACCTCCTAATGTTCTTTATGCTCCATATACTCTATTTCTTTTTTATTTTCATCGATTCGTTTCCAAGCTGTCTTCATATCTCGTTCCAGCACTGCGGTTCGTTCGATGAGATTATTATGCTTGTCCTGCTTTTCTTCTAGGCGCTGGATATCTTTTCTGACTTCCGCCAGCGCTGCGTCAACTTTAACGTCCTGCGCCCGTTGTTGCCGGCTAGAAACAATTAACTGAACGACAATCAATCCTGCTGCGGTAATCGCCGCTGTCATAATTTCTGTCATATGTACTCCTTTACTTCGCTACTTCTCGCCACAAACTTTCTGTTCCTGTAGCACCCGGTTCCCAAACATTGTTATCGGTCAGTGACTCCCATGTCTTGCCGTTATGTACCACCTTATCACCCTTGCTGTAGGCATTGGTGCTGTCCGGTTGCTCCCATGCCGGGATAATGTCCGGATTTGGGATAAGCACTTTTGCCCAAAGACTAGGTGCATCTACTGGTGTCCATGACTCCTGCGCATCATGCTCCTGCAGGCATCGGTACAATACGCCGTTGTATGTAAGCCTGTCCCCAACCTTGACGCAAATCTCCGGGCGCCACACTGGATACCAGTCTGCGTGTTGCAACGCTACCTCATCTGGGGCGGTTGGCAATGATCCTTTAAGCACTCCTATCAGTTCCTTTTGTTTATTAGTTAGCATTTTTTATTACCTCCCGTTTAATTTCATCGACTACCCTATCAACCATACTGTAAGATAATCCATATGCAGTAGCTTCTGGTATAGCCTCAGGCACATAAGCAACGCCTACCGCTCCTGGAAGCATCGCTTTTTTTGACACACCATATAGCAAATCATTATACGGCTTTACATAATGCGTAAATTCGCCTGTACTCAGGTTTAAGTTGATAGGTTTTACGAATATGTCAACAGTAGTTGTATTGGATTGTGTAGTTATATACGTTCCCCACAAAAGTTTAGACCTGATATAAAGATTCTCAACGCTGTAGTCTTTTGTTTTTTCTGCATCAATCTCTTGCGCATTCTCGGAGTCGAACGTTTTAATATCATTAATATCTATTAGTAATAATTTTATGCCATCTGCACAAGCCAGTAAAGGTCTTGTGGCTGATGTCCAATCCTTAATCACGTCTACCATTAAGTCTCCGGATTCGGCGATACATACATTCATATAGCACAAATTTGATTTTAAAGGTGCTATATAGTAGCCAGAATTCTGACTAAACAATCCGCTAAACGAGCTGAGATTGTTTTGATTAACCACCGGCGCAACTTTAGTGGATTTTATGACAATCTCACCATTGTCCTCCAAAGAAAACAGTGCCGCAGCAAACCAATTTGAAGAGCTTTTGTTAAAATACATACTTACCAGCACTTTCGAGTCATCTATAACTTTGCTTGCCCAATGCGAATATCCGTCGCAAAAAGTGAATTCTGTAAACTTTTTGGTTGGTATCACCTTTGTAATAGTTGGTGTACCGTCATCTGCAATTAGCACCTGAATCCCTCTATATAATTGATTTATATAAAGAGACTCCACAAACACATTATTAGTTCCAAGCACTGCGCTGAATGCACCATATGTATTACTTACCGTTGTTGCTACGTTATCGGACACACTTTTATAAATATTTGTGGTAATTTTAGTAAGATCCGTCACGTAACACGTTAAATACCCCCTAACACAAAATACACTTATCAAAAATGGACCTATTACATGCGAATTGATAAAAACGCATGCTGAAGCGCTGGTTTGATGTTCTGAAAATGTAGTTTTTTCTACAGTAAATCCTGTAGACGCATTTGGACGAAATACTAAAAGTATCGCACTAAAATACTGGGCGGTACTGCTCGAAATTTGATTTGGCGTGTATGCAAAAGGGTGTACAAACACCCCATTAGTATATTTTATACTTCGTACAGCCTCTTGATCATTCTGAGTTAAGTCCGAAAATGAGTAAAAAGACAAATTATACGAAAAGCTGCCAGCAGTAAGATTCATGCTATTGTTATTAATCTGTTGGTACACTAAATTACTAACGTCAGAGCCGTAACCAATTTGTCTAAATTCCATTACAATCATAATATTACCATTTCCATCCTCTGCACAGCCTATACTCTTTAAACGGTCCATTAGTTTATAGCCTTTTCCGACTAAACTTATGTCCAAAGTATTAGAGTGAAAAATTATATTATCTATGTTTTTAATTATAGTAATATGCACTTCTGAGGAAGTAACATAATCGCCATATCCCTGCGTACAAATTAGTACACTGTGATCTGCAAGTTCTGCTGTGCAGGACTTTGAATATACAGGACTTTGAATATAATTTTCGCTGTAAGATATATTAGCAACATTATTGATATCCGCACTAGGTGTTCTTTGCAAAAATACATTGCCTTCAATTTTCTTGTCAGTAGCGTTTTTAACATTTCTTTGCATTGAGTTTTTCACTTTTAAGCCTTGCCCCCCCCCATACATAATTTTACATTTTCCCATTGATAACTCCTTCCTGCACTTGTGCGATAGTATCATTTTTTATCTGTTCCACCAGTTCGTCAGGGATGCCGTATGGATTCGGCTCTACGTAATCAGGATTTTCATAAAATCCGTTTTCTGCAGTATAACAGTACTTGCCCACTACAACGTTTTCCGGTATATCCACACCTGTACAAACCTCAACATCATCAGCAACAAATGCAATATCTTTGTTCACCAGTCTGGGATAACCGTTGCTCATGTACTCAACTTCCGTGTCAAAATCCACCAATACATGTGATATTCTATCTACAATTATGTTCATAGCGTTATTCCTCCATATTTCCTAGAATTATAACTTTACCGCTTGAGTTGTATTTCATATTATTTTTTGCAACTCCATCTATCCGGTCAGTACTGATATCCCAAGTCTCAAATAACGGTATCCAGATATTGTCCGGATAGGCCGTACCGACTCCGTGTGAAACACTGGCTATTGATACAATGGAATTTGCATGTATTATAGGTTTCTCCACGGTGCTTATACTCTTCAGACTTCCGGAACCTACATCTGTACCAGTTGCAATACCACTTTTAATAACAGTGGCTGTAACGATATTGCTTGCGTCCACATGGACCCATGATGTTACTAAATCCGGATAACTGGTATATATGAGTAATGGTTCTGTATTTATATAATCAAAGGCTGTGAGCAGATAGACTCCACTCGTAGCGTTTTTATTCTGCATAGGGATGTCAATTGTTGCAGATGTACTAGACAATACAAAAGCATCGGAAATCGTTAAGATAGCGCCTTTTAGCCTACTCTCCACGCCAGAAGAAGAAGATTTTGCTGCCCACAATATCAAAAATTTATTATCACTGATTTGTGTATGTGCACTCGGAACCGAGATTACTCTGTAATTACTGTATGTAGGGTCAACCTTTAGTTTCGTGCCGTAGGTTATTTCATCATTATCATCTATCGTGATAACTCGTGCACACAAACCATCTCCCTCATATGTTCTCTCTGAATAAACCATAAGCAAGTGATTTACGTCAAGTCGTGTAATATCAATGTAATAATCGTTTCTTGGGTCGCCCGTCGCTTTTTCTTGGGTTATTATCACGTATGGATTATTTGAATCGTTTGTAAACTGCACAATCATGCAAGCAAGCCAATTATTGCTTCCGCCATCTACGAACAACAACATCCTGTCATCATCTTTGTCTAACCAAAACATATGCATGTCCTGCTGATACCTTCCAGATGACCCCGATGAACGCAGTAGCTTAGTCCAATCTTTCGTAATTGACATATCGCTGTAATTAACTGATACTTGTACAAGCACTGTGTCATAGGAAGATTTTCCAGAAGAATAATACTGTCCATACCCGATAATGATTTTTCCGTTAGCCCTACATGATATATCTAATGCTCCTACAGGTCCTACATACCCTAAGTCCAGCACTGTGGATTTCGTAAGCGAACGTGTATCATCGTCCAATGTAACGATGTAAGCATATATATGCGCATAAGCAGTACCCGCACCCGTGGCTCCACTTTCCGTTATCGCATACGCAACAGCTACATGGGTATCGTCAATTTCACACTGTTTTATGAGCGCTGTTTTTCTTGCACCTGGTACTGCTGAAAATGCATAGCTATTGTCAATCCGCTGTACAAAATTTCCAGATTCAATATCAGCATCTGTGCTATATCCAAGTAGTTCAATACCATTTCTTATGTTTATTCCACCACCGCCTATAATTTTCGCCTTTCCCATAATTAAACTCCTGTAAATCTTACGTTAATATCAATATCCGGTATTTCCAGCGCTCTAGCAATCACATATCCGTCAAATGTTTCACACTCCAAAATCAAGCCAAATGCCGCCCGCTCGTCTTCTGCCAGTGCTGCGGACGTAATTACTAAATCAAGTACCGGGTTATATACAGCCTTCATCTCAGGCACGGTTACCTGATTGGTATACCATCCGTCTGTATTTGCGGTGTCGCTCCAGCCCGATGTGTGGATCGTCGCTGTTAAAAGCTGCACTGCTCTGTCAAAAGCCTGCGACGGCGTTCCGTTTGTAAGACCGTAACGGTCAGAAGTGGCAGCGTCAATCTTGCTGTTTTGCTCTATTTCGTCCGGCAGGTTGTCCAGCGTTGCTTTGTAGGTATTAGTAAAATCATTCGTCGATAGCCCTTTGCCAAGTACCTTGTCCACTTTATTGCCCAGTGTGGCATTGGTATCCGCCGGAAGATTCGTAACCTTGTTTTTCTCAGCAGTCGTATAGTCATTCGTGGATAATCCCTTTCCTGTTACCTTATCCACCTTGCCGGAAAGAGCGTCATCCATCGTTTCTTTTCGTAGATACAGCGCATCCGCCTGTGATAATGTCAGCTTCCCGGCTTCGTTTACCGCAACTTCGATAGATGATGCTTTGCTAACCTTTACGACGATATTCCAGTCAATGGAATATCCTGCGGATTCCGCAGCTCCCGGCACGCTTTCACCGCTGATAATATCCGTCTGGGCGATGATATACAGCACTTCTCCGCCGTCTGGGTCCTCTGCATAAATGCCTACCTGATATAAGGTGTACCCTTCCGCAAGTCCGGCATTGGAAAGCATTACCGGAATCGTTGCTGTATTCTCCTCCGATAAATACACAGGTCTTAACTCAAGTGTCTGTTTTGGATCTGAAACCGCTGTCTGTTTAACAAGTTGGGTCGGATTCACCTTTCCCGCACCGCTCCTTGCTGACACAAGCCGCAGCGGTTTTTCCTGTGTCAATAGTTTCTGTTCCAGTGCCAGACCCTGTTCCGTTTTCGTTACATTATTCCACGATGCCATTATGTAGCCACCTCCATAGTATAAGTTTTTGATGTGGACACCGCACAAGCATAATAACTACCAGCAATGCCAGTATGTCTATCAAATAAAGATGAATCATACGTAAGATTGCAAGGTTTCACTCGCTCTACGTAGTCATTTACTGCCCTAAGTAGGCCTCGTGCGTCCCTGCTAGTAGTCTCGGCTGCAACCCTTACTCTCACCTGCAGAAAATATTCCTCAGGAATCAGCTTTATGTCAAAACCATCTTCTCCACAAAGTGCTGTAAGAGTTCTCCTCAGTGTTCGTATTGTAAACGGTCTTTGTTCAGCCATTTTACTCAGAATCGTGTCACACCGTTCTTTTAAGGACCTATATCCTAAGTGATGGATTTTCAAACTGCC